AATCTATCCTTAAAACTGTTCATATTTCTGAACACCTCCTAAGAACATAATACTACGTACAATGACGATTATCAATAATTTTTAACAAATATTGTACAGAAAAATGTATTTTATGTGTTGACTTATTTAAACAAAGGTGTTTTAATTGATTTGTACAGAAAACCGAACAAGAAGGGAGGTGAGTTTATGATATACAATTTCGATTATAGTTTGCTGTACGAAAGAATGGCAGAGTATAGATATAGCCAAAGTTCTTTAGCGAACGCAATCCCTATTTCAAGGACATCTATTAATCACAAGTTGCAAGGAAAAAATTTATTTACACAATGGGAAATAAAACGAATCTGTGAATTATTAGAAATCCCACCAACAAAAGTAGGTAGATATTTTTTTGAACAAAATGTACAGAAACCTGTACAAATGTCGTAACAGGAGGAAACTATGGAACAAATCACATTAACCAAAGAAGAGTTGAAAGAAATTATAGCGAAAGAAGTTAGAAATGCTATAAAAGGCGAGAAACCAATCAGCTCAGGTGCAATTTTCAGTAAAGTAAGAATCAATAATGACGATTTAGAAGAAATCAATAAAAAACTCAATTTCGCAAAAGATTTGTCGCTAGGAAGATTGAGGAAGCTCAATCATCCGATTCCGCTAAAAAAGTATCAGCATGGCTTCGAATCAATTCATCAAAAAGCTTATGTACAAGATGTTCATGACCATATTAGAAAATTAACATTATCAATTTTTGGAGTGACACTTAATTCAGACTTGAGTGAAAGTGAATACAACCTAGCAGCAAAAGTTTATCGAGAAATCAAAAACTATTATTTATACATCTATGAAAAGAGAGTTTCAGAATTAACTATCGATGATTTCGAATAAAGGAGGAACAACAAATGTTACAAAAATTTAGAATTGCGAAAGAAAAAAATAAATTAAAACTCAAATTACTCAAGCATGCTAGTTACTGTTTAGAAAGAAACAACAACCCTGAACTGTTGCGAGCAGTTGCAGAGTTGTTGAAAAAGGTTAGCTAAATTCAACGGTAAGGATTTGCCCTGCCTCCACACTTAGAGTTTGAGATCCAACAAACACATAAGTTTTAGTAGGGTCTAGAAAAAATGTTTCGATTTCCTCTTTTGTAACAGTTTCAATTCCTTCATATCCTGGAAAAACAATTTTCTTTAAATCCGAAACATGTTTTTTTGAACCATCCTTTAAAGTAACTAGAAGTTTCATACTTATCACCTCCTTAGGTTGATAACAACATTATACACGAAAGGAGCATAAACAATATGCAAGCATTAAAAACAAAATCGAACATCGGCGAAATGTTCAACATACAAGAAAAAGAAAATGGAGAAATCGCAATAAGTGCAAGAGAGTTATATAAAGCTTTGGAAGTTAAAAAGCGTTTTAGCGCTTGGGCAGAAATTAACTTGAAGCATTTCAAAGAAAATAGGGATTTTACAAGTGTACTTACAAGTACGGTTGTTAATAACGGAGCTGTAAGACAACTAGAAGATTATGCTTTAACACTTGATGTAGCTAAACATGTTGCGATGATGTCAGGTACAGAAAAAGGTTTTGATTTTAGAGAGTATTTCATCCAAGTAGAGAAAGCATGGAACAGTCCAGAAATGATTATGCAACGTGCTTTAAAAATTGCTAACAACACAATCAATCAATTAGAAACAAAGATTGAACGTGATAAACCAAAAATTGTATTTGCAGATGCAGTAGCTACTACTAAGACATCAATTTTAGTTGGAGAGTTAGCAAAGATCATTAAACAAAACGGTATAAACATCGGGCAACGCAGATTGTTTGAGTGGTTACGTCAAAACGGATTCCTTATTAAACGCAAGGGTGTGGATTATAACATGCCTACACAGTATTCAATGGAACGTGAGTTATTCGAAATTAAAGAAACATCAATCACACATTCGGACGGTCACACATCAATTAGTAAGACGCCAAAAGTAACAGGCAAAGGACAACAATACTTTGTTAATAAGTTTTTAGGAGAAAAACAAACAACTTAATAGGAGGAACGAACAATGCAAGCTCAAAACAAAAAAGTCATCTATTACTACTATGACGAAGAAGGTAATAGACGACCCGTTAATATTCAATACAACGATGGCTACGACTTAATGATAGACCAGCGTTTTATTGAAATGACGCTTGAAAGACATCCGCATTTAAAAAATAACTTTTATGGATTAATAGATGGAAAAGAATTTAAGTTAGATTAAATTTTTGTGTTAGATAATTAAAAGCTAATTTGCTTAGCAATGTTACGGACATACTAGTGGTTTTGTTTGCGACTTTTTTAACTTCTTTCCAAGTGTGATTGTCTCGGATATTATCTAAAAATTCATGCCCTGACCAAGTTATATCGTTAATTGTATAACCATAAATATGTCCATCTTCCCAACCGAATTTAACACTAACATACTTTGCTTCTTCCAGTTTTAATAATGCATACATTACAGTTTCAAAATCATATTTTCCAAATACAACATTATCTTTGAAATTGTATTCGGTGAGCGGTTCACCAATCTTTTTATTAGTTTCAATTTCTAACAAAAGATGTCTAACACAATCATGATCTAATTTCATACTTATCACTACCTTAGGTTGATAACAACATTATACACGAAAGGAAAGATAGAAATGCCACATATTTTAAACGTAACAGTTCCAATACCTGAAACACACGTGCTTATCACAAAAGATGAATATGAAGAGTTAATAGCTTACTCATTAGACCCTGTATGGAACATGAGCGACTTAAAGAAGAAATTAAAAATTGCATCTGATGAAACAATCAAAGACAGGTTATTATTTCACCCTAGACTCGAAAAAGAGTTAAGAGCACAAGGTATCGTACATTATCCTGATGAGAATTTTAATCGTTGGAGGTTTAACGCAAGAAGGATGCATAAGTTTGTAGATGAACATTTTAATGAGATTTACAAAGGAGGGCACAACAAATGAGTAAAACTTATAAAAGCTACCTAGTAGCAGTACTATGCTTCACAGTCTTAGCGATTGTACTTATGCCGTTTCTATACTTCACTACAGCATGGTCAATTGCAGGATTCGCAAGTATCGCAACATTCATATTCTATAAGGAATACTTTTATGAAGAATAAAAAAACTGCTACTTGCGCCAACAAGTAACAGTAACAAACATTTAAGAAATAAAATTCAAGTTAAATATAAAACGAAAAACGGAGGAAGTCAACCATGACTAAAAATTATAAAGACATGACGCAGGAAGAAATAAAAGACTTATTATCTGAAAAAACGGCAGAATTGTATGAATTAGCGAAAGAAATTAAGGGAGAAAGTAAATTTGATATTTTGCTTTTCTCATCAATAGGAGTTATCGACGGAGATTATTTAGCAGGTTCAAGTTCTGTGATTGGTCATACTTTTGATCTTGCTTACTTATTGGATAGCACTAAGAGTTATAAAGATATTGTCAATGTTCTCCAAATGTGTAAATCACAAAAACTTTTAGGTCTAGCTGACAACAAGGAGGACGAGAATGATGTATTACAAAACGGGTGACGTATGTCAAAAAATAATTAATGTAGATGGCTTTGATTTTCGATTAAGAGTTAAGAAACGAGCATATAGCGTCGAAATAGTTGTTTTAGATCATGAGGGGAATTCAATTGACGGGATACTAGTTTCTGACGAGAACGATCTATACACAGCGTTAGATATTTTGAAACAAAGTATTTATGAATGGATTGAAAATAACACAGATGAACAGGACAAACTAATGAACTTAGTCATGAAATGGTAGGTATAAGCATGAGAGACACAGAAAGAAATATATTGAATATTTTTAAGACGTTATTCGACGAATATACTTTGTCAAACCAACGAGCATTATTGGAAATTGAACGTAATCATCACGGATACTTATCGATTAATTTCCTGCACTATCACGACAGTTACAAAACAAACAATAAGCTTGTGCAGATACATGAAATCAATCCAGACAGCCATGAACGAATAAAAAATTTAATTATCGAGGTGCTAAGAGGTCATCGGAAGATTAAAAAAGGAGCATGAGGAAAGATATGAAAATAAATAAGTTAACTATATCGAACTTTGCTGGAATCAAAGAAG